CGTATTGCTTAATGACGCAACACTAAAAAGCGCTGCGTTAGAGCTAGGCATATATTCTGGCAGCGGTGCGCTAACAGCACAGCAAAAGATTTTAGCTGCACAAAAGGTTATTTACGAACAGACAGGCGACGCGCAAGGCGACTTTGAGCGAACTTCAGACGGCCTAGCTAACCAGCAAAGAATTTTAAGCGCACAATTTGAAAACGTTAAAACCAAAATAGGCGAAGCATTACTACCAGCTTTCCAAACTCTAATAACATTTTTAAATAACGAAGTTTTACCAGCTGTAGACCGTGTAGTAACCGCTTTTGGTGAACAAGGTTTAGGTGCAGGGCTGCGTCAAGCAGTAGCCGAAACGGGTTCAGCCGGTAAGGGTTTAGTTTCGGCGTTTAAATTTATTGCTGTTAACGCTGCAAAAATGGCAAACGTTGTTTATAAATCAGTTCAAGTACTTATAGCGCAATTTCAATTGGTTACAGGTCAACCGTTAGACGCCATAAAAACTATGGGTAAAGTGTTTGACACTTTCATAGACATAGGCGCACTAGAACAAAGCTTTGATACTTTTGCTTACAAAGTAAGCGTATTGCAAGGCGCAGTACTTAGTCAAAACCAAACAATTTTAGAAGCCGAAGAACGTCTAGACAAATTTGGGCAAAAAGCTAAAAAAGTTGCCGAAACATTAACAGACGGCGACGACCCTAAAGCTTTAACAGGCGCTGCAAAGAAAGTAAGCGAAGCCGTAAAAGAAGCAGCAAAAGCTTTAGATAAAGAAATGGGCGACGCGTTAGACGGCGCTAAAGACCGGCTTAAAAAAGCGCAAGACGAATTTAACAATTTTAGTAAGTCTGTTTCTGACGTTATTAGTAACGCCCTTAATTTTGGGCAGGCGTTTGAAGAAGGCGGCGAAGACGCAGGTTTAACGTTTTTTAGTGCGCTACAAAAACAAGCTGATAAAGCTAAAGAATTTGCTGGCCTAGTCGAGCAGTTGTTAGCAGCTGGTTTAGGTAGTGAAGCTTTGCAACAAGTTATTGACGCTGGCATAGATAGCGGTAGCGAGATAGCTAAAGAACTTTTAGCGTCTAGCGAAAACGTGTTACGGGCTAACAAACTTGTAGAAGAAGTTAACGCTATTGCTAAACGTATTGGCGAAGTATCAGCAAACAATTTTTATGCGGCAGGCGTTTCTAACGCCCAGGCTTATTTGCGCGGCGTCGAGGAAGCTATCGCTAAAGCGCAAACGCGTTTAGGTGCTAAAGGTTTAAATTTGGCTGACGTTAAAGGTATTGGTGCTGGGTTTAACGACGCTATAAATATGCCGTCTATCGTTGCGCCTACTATGCCAGCGCTTATTCCACGTCGAGAATTAGACGAACGGCGCGGTATAGGTAGTACGACTATTAACGTTACGGGCGGTTTGGCTACGACTGCAGAAGTAGCGGTAGCGGTCAATAATGCTTTACTGGCCTATAACCGTTTGGCTGGGCCTTCACAATTCCAGGTTGCGTCGTAATGGCTGGGGTAGCTGTTGTAGGTTCAGGTAATTACGAACTGTTTATAGATACAGGTTTTATTCAAGACGCATTTATTTTAGACGCAAACCCGCAAGGCGTTTTAAATAATACGCAATATGTTTTAGACGGTTCTACAAATTTTGCAGGCGTTTTAGACGGCTGCGTAAACGTAAACGTAAGGCGCGGCAGACGCGACCAAGGCGACCAGTTCGGTACTGGCACTATGACTTTTACGCTTAGCGATACAAGCGGTATTTTCAACCCGTTTGATGAACTAAGTCCGTTTTTTGACCCTGCTACGGCGCAGCCTGGTTTAGCGCCTATGCGTAAAGTCGAGTTAGTCCGGTACGACGATTTAAATAACCCCGAATATCTTTTTAAAGGGTACATAGTTAACTATGACTACAATTTTGCTTTAGGTGGCATAGATACGGTAACTGTTTTTTGTGCAGACGATTTTTATTTATTAAGCCAAACCGTATTAGATGAATTTAACGTAAGCGAAGAATTAACTAACGAACGTTTAGAAGCAGTTTTAGATTTACCAGAAGTTAACTTTCCAGCGGGCCAGCGCGCGATTACTACAGGTACGCAAACGTTAGGCGGCGCTTCAGCGTTCACCGTCAGCCAAGGCACAAACGTTTTAAGTTATTGCACCCAAATAAACGACGCCGAGCAAGGCCGCCTATTTATGTCGCGCGACGGTCTACTAACGTTTCAACCGCGTATAGGTAACACGCTTAGCGCAGCGGTAGCAGACTTTCACGACGACGGCACAAACCTACCTTTTAACGCGCTGGGCATATCTTTTGAAGCTGACCAAGTAGTTAACCGTGCAGTAGTACAAATTTTAGGTAGCAATAACCCGCAAGTAGCAGACGACGCAGCTAGCCAAGCCAAATATTTTATACAAACCCAAAGCATTACAAACAGCCTTTTACATAACAACACTGCAGCCGCAACGCTGGCTAGCTACCTGCTTGAAGGCGAACCAGAACCGCGCTACACGTCTGTAGGTACGGCGTTTAATATGTTGACTACAGCCCAGCGCGACACGGTAGCAATAATAGATATAGGCGACACAATAACGGTAGAAAAAACGTTTACTAGCGGCGCTGGCACTACAGAACTAGCGCAAGAGCTAAGCATAGAAGGCGTAGAACACACGTTAAATATCGGCGACGGCCATAAAATATTGCTGTTTACAAGCCCTACAACTATTGTTTATGAACTAATTTTAGATGACGCTATTTACGGCATACTAGACGCCGAGAACGTTTTAGGATAATCTGAAAGGTACTTATGCCATTAACTACTTATACCGCCGGCGAAGTTTTGACCGCTGCGTCGCTTAACGCTAATTTAAGTTTTGCTTCGACAAATGGCGGTCTTGTTTTAATTAGTCGTACTACGCCAACAGCCGCAGCAACTTTAACATTTGACAATGTTTTTTCGTCAACTTACAAAACATATATGATTTCGCTTGAACAAGTAACGACAAGTTCGTCAGGTTCTTTTATGTCGTTTAATTTGCGTTACGGTTCAACGACTAACACGGCGGCTAGTTGGTTTGGCGGTATTTTTGGTGCTTCGTTTGCCGGCGTAACTTTTGCAGGCAATGTAACAAGTTCTGGAACATCTTTTAGAATAAACACGGCGCTTGACCCTGCTGGTAACGGTTCAACATTTAATTTGATTGTTTCGGGCGTTGGTTCAGCGTCATTAAAACCTGGGGTTATTACCCAAAACGCAGAATATAACAGCGGCGTAGTTCGTAACGGTTCAGCAATTTTGCAAAACGACACACAAACCTACACGGGTTTTATTTTGACAAACAGCACAGGCAATTTAACGGCAACAGTAGCAATTTACGGATTGGCATAATTATGGCAACAGTTTCTCATTACGACCACGCAACGGGGCAAAGCGTTACTCGACAAATGACAGCCGAGGAACAAGCAATTTATGACGCGCAACTAGCCGAAGCACAAGCGGAAGCCGAAGCCGAAGCCGTTAAAAGCGAAGCACGGCAAGCCGTACTCGACAAACTTGGGCTAACAGCAGATGAAGCCGCCGCACTACTTGGCTAGTTTGGCATTACTTGTAATGTTGACCGCTTGCGAAACTACACGGGACAACACAATAACGGTCAAATCAAAAGTAAAAAATTCAGCTTTAAATACTTGTTATGTGCCTGACCGTTGCGGAATAACGCCGTGAAACGCTACCGATACAGCCCAGACGAACTACACGCGCGCCTAATCGTTACGGTAGGCGTACTGTTAGGTTTAGTTTTTAGCGTCATTGTCGTAGGTATGGTTTACGGCCTACTGTTTGTAAGCCAGCCAATAGAACAAAGCCCAAACGACGCGGCTTTCATAGATTTAATGTCAACTATTGTAGTTTTTTTAACAGGCACATTATCGGGCCTAGTTGCGTCTAACGGTATTAAAAGCAAACGTAACGAATATTTAAACGAAGATGACTAGACCGTACACAGCGGCTAAAGCGCCGGTAGCTAGTCGAGCTTTGGCAGGTAATGACGAATTTATACGGCAAGTAGTTAAACGGTCTATGGGTTCGCTTTGGAATAATGGCAGTTTTGTTATTCGAGATATTCGAACTAAACCAGGGCAAATAAGTAATCACGCGCGCGGGCTGGCTACAGATTTTAGTTACCGTAAAATGACTGACAAAGGTTTAGTAGACGGGCGCAAAATAGCTTTGCCGTTTATTTACAAGCTGCTAGAAAATGCAGACGTTTTACAAATTGAATTAGTTATAGATTATTTTTCTAACCGTAGTTGGAAATGTGATAGGGGCACTTGGATTAAAGGCAAGTGGTCCGGCGGCGACTGGTTTCATATTGAAATATCCCCAGCTATGGCCAGCGACGCAAACCTAGTAAAACAAGCGTTTCAGCAGGTTTTTAAGGATATGCCACAAACTGTTTAGCGTTTAGGTTAGGGTTTGTTTAACCCCTTACCGAGAAAGTTAGGCCTATATGACCCTTTTGAGCAAAGCTGTTATTTCAGCGTTAGTAGCGATTACTTCATTGTTTATATTAAAGCCGCCGCCTGGACCTACAGCCAGCGATTTACAGACGCCGTTTACAAGCGTTTACAAAGCATACGAAGCGCCTATAGATATACCAGCGCCTACGACGTCTACGACGCTTGTAGCGCCTGCTATTGACTTATGCGGGCAGGTATTTGATATGGCTAAATACATAGGCTGGCCTGACCACGAACTAGGCAAACTTGTAGCAGTAGCGCAACGCGAAAGCCGTTGCATAGTCGAAGCGTTTAACCCGCGCGACCCGAACGGCGGTTCAGCTGGGGTAATGCAAATTAACTATTTTTGGTGCAAACCGTCGCAATATTGGCCTACTGGTTATTTACAAGCGCACGGCCTACTTACAGACTGCAGCGAACTATTTAATTTAGAAACTAATTTGCGTAGCGCCTTAGCTATTTACCGTTATAGCGACGGGTGGCGCGCGTGGTCAATTTAAAACACTTTGTAATCGCTTTGCTACTTACCGCGTACACGGCTTTGATATGGTATGTTAAACCCACTAACAGAAAGAACCGAGAAAATGAACGAAAACGTAAACGACGACCTGCAAAAACTGTTTGACGCAGACAAAGCGCAACTAAAAGCGCTAGCGCAAGTCATAAACGAAATAACTAAAGGTAATGTGCCGTTAGTCGAGCAGGCGCGGGCTAGCGATATGTATATGCCAAAAACTGCCGAATTTGTAACGAACAAAAATATTCGTAATATGCAGCATTGGTGCAGCGAATATGCGTTTGACGACGGCGAACTAGTACACGACTTAAAAAGCGTCATAATTGAATTGCAATATTTGTTAGCTGTTATAAAAGATTTACGCGCCAAAATAAAAGAAAGCGAACTACGCGAACGTGAACTACAAGACCGTCTAAACCACCAAGCAACAGAATTACAGCGCCTAGAAAATTTGGTATTTCGTGATAACTAAATTAAACGATTTAGGGCAACCAGTTATCCAATTAACGCAAGACGATTATAAAAATTGTTACGTAATTATGGGCCTTATTCAATTAGAAGTAGAAAACCGTAACGCCAAAACAAGTTACGAAGCTAACCCGTTACTTAACGAAGCGACGACGTTTTGCGGCGTACTAGGTGAACAAGCCGTAGCTAACTATTTTGGTTGCCCAAACGTATATAAACCTTATGACCCAAAAGCGCACGACGTTTTAGGTTATGAAGTGCGGGCAACTTACCACGAAAACGGCTGTTTATTAACACACGACCCAGACGACAAAAACTATGGCGATAAACCAGGTCGCTACATATTTGTAACCATTAACCAAAAAACTTTAACGGCGACTATTCGCGGTTACTCGACCCTTGCGCGCTGTAACGAACGCGCCGATAACTACCAAACCAGTTGGCGTTATCCGTGTTTTGCTATGCCACAAAACCAGTTATGGCCTATAGATATGTTGCCAGCCACTGACGAACTTTTAGCGTTTAAACAAATTAAGGCGGTTGCGTAATGGGTTTTAGTTTAGATAATTACGTTGACGTAGCTACACGTTTACAGTTAGCGCACGCAAAATATCCAGAAATACGAATACAAGAAACGCACCGTGAAGTTATAGAAATGCCAGACAAAACTTGTTTTATCCGCTGCACCGTTACGGTATGGCGCGACGCAAACGACCCAATACCGGCAATAGCTACAGCTTGCGAAATATACCCAGGCCGTACGCCGTACACGAAGACAAGCGAAAACGAAGTAGGTTTTACGTCTGCTTTAGGGCGCGCTTTGGGCTATATGGGTTTTGCTATAAACAAAAGTATTGCTAGCCGTGATGAGGTAGAAGCAGCGCAAAGCAGGCAACCTACAGCCCGTTTAGCGTCTGTAACGCCTATAAATGATGTTGAAGTACCTTTTCCAGAAGAAGGCCCTGCAAAGGTTTATCCGTCTAGTAAGCAGCTGGGTATGATGCGCGGTTTGGCTAATGGTAAAGGTATTAAAGGCGACGAACTTAAAGCGTATTGCTGTAATGTTTTGGGCCGCACGATTAACAGCACAAACGATTTAACTAAGCAAGATATCTCGAAGGTGATAGACGCGTTACAAATAACAGGCGAACTAGAAAACTAATTACGGGCATATAGACCTAAGCCAGTTGCGCGGCGGTTGGTATAAAACGCGGTAACGCGGGTAGAAGGCGCTGTAGTGATACAGGGCCTGGCTAATGAATAAAGTTATGGGTGCTGCGTGAGGCTAAGCAGCGGGGGGCTTATCTGCATTATGGTTTACACACACAAACAAACTATGAACGTAACAAAACAAATAACCTGGCTGCGCCCGTCAACCTGCATAACTAACCACCTATTGAAAGCAAGCGCGTTAGCGCGCGCTAGCAAGCGAAGCGCCTAATGCCTAAACGTAAACAAACCCATAATCAAAGCCAGCTAACAAAACGCACACTAAACCAAACAGCACGAAGCCAAACCCAATACAAAACAAACAGACGTTTACTACTAAAAGAAAAGCCACTATGCCATTGGTGCAATAGTCGAGAAGCCACAACAGCAGACCATTTAATAGAAGTAGACCGCTGGCCCAAAGACCAGCTAGGCGTCAACGGATTAGATAACTTAGTGCCGGCTTGCAAGCCCTGCAACAGTTCACGCGGCGCACGATACGGCAACCTAAAACGTAAAAGCATTTACGAACCAGCACCCACAGTAAACATAAACGCAAAAAAAACTTATGCAACCGAACGCATAACTATACAAAACGATAAAACAGAAAACCCGTTTTTTTACCGTAACCTTCCTGCCCCCGAATTCC